CGCGGCCAACCCGGTCACCCTGCAGGCGCCGACCCGCACGGCCAGCTACCCGGCCAGCGTCGTGACGCAGGGCACCTTCGTCGGGGCGCTCGGCGCGTCGGAGACCGAGACCCTGGCCCTGTCCGGGGACAAGGCGCAGCTCATCGAGGCCGCCCAGCGCAACCAGCGGGCGCTGCCCGAGGGCAACGGCGCCGACGCCGAGGCCCGCTCCCGGCGCACCGCCGACCGCACCCCCGACCGCACCACCAACGCCGGCTAAGCGCGTCGCACCGCTTTACGAGGGGTGGGGGTAGGATGGGGGCGAGATGACCGATCGGTCAGCCCCCCCCACCCCCTCCCCCTCGTTAAGCGGTGCCACCCGAGATCTGGGCGCCGGGGTGGCCGACCCGATCCTGGTCGTTACCCTCGACGCCCGCCACGTCGAGACGGTGCTGCGGGCGCACCGCCTGCTGCGCCCCACGCTCGAATGGGCGGACGAGGTCAACCGCGCCGATCGGGTGATCGCCGTCTGCGAGCGGGCCCTGCGGATTCACCGGGACTGGATCGAGGAGCGAGAACGTGCCAGCGAAGACCGCCAAGCAGCAGAGGTTCTTCGGCGCCGAGAAAGCGCGGCGCGACGAGGGCAAGGCGCCCCGCGTGAAGGGGATGTCCGACGCCGAGGTCGACAAGATGGCGCATAAGGGGAAGGGCAAGCGGAAGTGACGGCCCCCCTGCTGCGTAACGTCGCCCTGGCCACCCCGCGCTCCGGCGCCGCCGGGAGCCAGGGGCGGGTCACCGAAGCGATCGTCTCCTGCTACACCGGGCGGCACTCGACGCCGTGCTACATCGAGGTGGAGTACGGCCCGACGACGTCCTACGGGACGACGACCCCCCGCACGCCCACCGCCGGCTACCACGAGATGCCGGTGAGCGGGCTGACGCCGGGCGGGTACTACCACTTCCGGGTGAAGGCGACCGACCCGACCGACGCCGGCAACCCTACCTACTCGCAGGACTACACGTTCACCCAACCCCCCGACGTGGTGCCCCCGGGCCCCACGATCGTCAACCAACCCATGACGGGGATCACGACGACGGGGGCCACCGTCAACTGGACGACCAACCCGGCGCAGCCCCCGGGGACGGTGCAGTACTCGACCTCGCCCAGCCTCGTGCCGCTGCTCAGCGCCACCGAGGGCGGGGGCAACGTGACCACCCACACGCGCCCGCTGACGGGGCTCACGCCGGTGACCCGGTATTACTACCGGATTGTGCAGCCGGGGGTCACCGGGGGCGCCACCGTGGGCAGCCTGCAAACCTTCCTGACCGTGTGAGAGGAGACCGCAGATGGCCGAGCGCAAGCAGACCAGCGAGGAGCGGGCGCACGTCGAGGCGTCGAAGGCGGTGGGGCAGCAGCTCGGGCCCCGCAAGCTGGGGGGCACCATCATCGAGGCGGACGGGCGAGTGACCTACACCCGGGACGGCGCGCTGCGCGCGACGCCGAACGGGCCCCTCGACCCGACCATCATCCCCGACCAGTTCCCGGAGCACGGGCAGGAGCTGAAGGTCGTCGACCGGGGCGACGCCGCGCCCCTGACCGGCGACAAGTAGGTGGCCTGGGCGCACGGCCGGGTGGCGGTCTTCGTCCCCAGGGGGCGGGCCACCGTCCCCCTCCCCGGGGCGACGGTGCGGGCCTACGCGCCGGGGACGGACGTGCCCTGGGGTGCGCCCCTGTACCTCGACCCCCGGGGCGATACCCCGGCGGCGTTCCCGCTGACCACCGGCGCCGGCGGGACGGTCGAGCTGTGGGCCCCGGCGCCGGCGCGCTTCGAGGCCCGCGTCGAGGCGCCGGGCTACGCCCCGCGCCGGCTGCTGGTCGAGCTGGCGTACCCGGAGGAGCCGGCTGCGCCGGCGCTGCCGGTGCCGGCCTACCAGCTCATGCCGGCGCCGCTGGCGGCGGACTACGCCCGCGCGCTGGGGCAGGTCACGGTGTTCGGCGCCGACCGGGGCGGGGCGGTGCCCCTGGCCGGGGCGGCGGTCTGGGCCTACGAGCCCGGGACGGAGACCCCCTGGGGCGCGCCCCTGTACGACGACCCCGGCTCGCCCACCCCGCTGACCTTCCCGGTGCTGACCGACGCCAGCGGGCAGCTCGCGCTGTGGGCGGACGAACCGGGCCGGGTGGAACTGCGCTACCAGGCGACCGGCTACGCCGCCGAGCGGACGCTGCTCGACCTCGAACCACCGCCTGTCGAGGGTGGTGGGCCACCGGGGCCTGAGGGGCCACCGGGGCCTGAGGGGCCGCCGGGGCCGCAGGGTGACCCGGGGCCGACCGGCCCACCGGGTGCGGATTCGGCGGTGCCTGGCCCGCAAGGCCCGGCTGGCGCAACGGGCGCGCAAGGCCCCGCCGGCCCCGGCGTGCCAACGGGCGGCACCGCCCTCCAGGTGCTGACCAAGACCAGCGCGACCGACTACGCCACGGCCTGGCAGGCGCCCGCGGCGCCCCCTGCGGGCACCGGCGGCCTGCTCACCACGAAGGGCGACCTCGTCGGACGGAGCGCGAGTGCCGATGTCCGCATCCCGGTCGGGGCCACCGGGTACGTCCTCAAGGCGGACGCGGCGTGGCCGAACGGCGTGGTCTGGACGTCCACCCTGGGGTCGATGAACTTCGTAGACGCCTCCACGAGCGGCATCCTGGTGGGCGTGGACGCCACGGACGCCACGGGCGACCGCATCGCCGGGCACCTGCTCAAGCGGCGCGGCTCCCCCCGCTGGCTAGTCGGGAAGACCAGCAACGCCGAGGGGGGCGCGAACGCGGGCAGCGACTTCTACGTCTACCGCTACGACGACGCGGGCGCGGGCCTCGGGCAGGCGCTGGGGATCAACCGGGCCAGCGGGCTGGTCACCATCCCCGGGGCGCTCACGGTCGGCGGGAAGCTGATCACCCCGGCCTCCCTGGCCGGCGCCGCCGGGCTCAACGCGCCGCACGGGGTGGCCCCGACCGCCCCGGCCAACGGCGACCTCTGGACGACGACCGCAGGGCTGTACGCCCGCATCAACGGCGCGACGGTCGGGCCGCTGGGCGCCGGGGGTGGTGGCGGCGCGCCGGGCGGCGCGACCACGCAGCTCCAGTTCAACGACGCCGGGGCGTTCGGCGGGGCGGTCAACACCGTCTACAACAAGGCCACGGGGGCACTCACCCTCAACGGGCCGGTCACGTTGGGGAGCGACCTGCACCTCGACCGGGCCGCCGGAACCGACCGGGCGCTGCGGTGGCGCAGCAGCGGGAGCGAGCGGTGGGTGCTGGACGCGACCTCGGCCGCCGAGTCGGGGGGCGGGGCCGGGAGCGACCTCGCCCTCTACCGCTACGACGACGCCGGGGGGTTCCTCGGGCCGGCGCTCTCGTTCTCCCGGGCCACGGCGGCGGCCACCTTCGCGGGGAACGTCACCGCCCCCGAACTGCTCGCGACCGGCCCGACCGCCCAGGTGGTCGTGGGCGACCGCGACGGGGGCAACGGCTACCTGTTCTACGCCCAGGGCGGGGCCTTCTCCGTCTACGACCGCAACCGCTACGCCACGGTGCTGTCGATCAACAACACGGGGGCGGCCGCCTTCGCCGGGGCGATCACCAGCGGCGGCTCCCCCGTCATCACCCAGACCACCGGGGACGCCCGCTACGAGCCCCTGGACAGCGCCTACACCAAGGCCGAGGCGGACGCCAAGTACGCGCTCGCCGGGGCCTACCTGACCCAAGCGACGGCCGACCCGCTGTACGTCAACGTGACCGGCGCCGAGGCGATGGCCGGGCCGCTGAGCCTCGGCACGAACCCGGCGGCGGCCGGGATCGTCCGCCTGCCCAACAACCAGGGCCTCTCCTGGCGCAACGCGGCGAACACGGCCGACATCACCCTGACGGTCAGCGCGAGCAACCTGCTCTACACCAACACGCACCTGATCCCCGCGTCCACCAACAACCACGACCTGGGGGCGACCGCCGTCCGCTGGCGCAAGACCTGGGCGGTGGACGGGGAGACGACCAACGTCCCCACCATCGGAGGCGTGTCGATGGACACCCGCTACGCCCTCGCCTCCGCGCTGACGGCCCTGACCACCCGGGTGGCGACCCTGGAGGCGCAGATCCTCAGCCACACGCACCAATCCGGCACCGTGCAGAACGCCGGCGGGGCGGCGATCGTCCCCTAAGGAGCCACGATGGGCAGCGTCGTCTTACTCCCCCTGGCCCCGGAGCCGGCGCTGCCGGGCGAGCCCGTCTCGCTGGCGGACGTCGAGCGGGAGACCGCCTCCCGGCTGGGCCCCTTCTTCGACCTCGTCGCCTCCGGCGGGACGCCCGACACCGTGCTCGTCGCCGGGCTGCGCTCCAGTGCCCCGTTGGGGGGCTACGAGGGGCTGTGGCTGCTGCGCCGGGACGCCGTCCGCACCAACGACCGCGTCCGCACGGTGACCGTCTACAACGGCCCCAACGGCAGCCTGGGGGTGGACTTCCCCTACGAGGACACCCCCGTCGCCGGCGAGCGGGTCGAGCTGCACCACCTGCACCCCGACCAGCAGCTCTTCGTCGACGTCCTGGCCGCCCTGCGCCGCTGCTACCTGCTGGACACGCTGGCCGTCGCGCCCCCGGCCCCCCCGGCCGAGGCATACGTCGCCCTGGCCACCATCCGGGAGGTGAACGGCTGGGTGGTCAACGGCCACGCCGACACCACCGCCCCCACCCCCCGTGCCCCCCACCCCTCGTTAAGCGGTGCCACCCGGAGCGCCTCCGGCGGCTCGGTGGTCGACCTGACGGCGCAGGCCTTCTGGCTGCACGACCCCCGGCAGGTGCTGGCGGTGGGCTCCGACGGGGCCCTGCTGCCCCACGTCGGGCGCTACGGGGACGACCGCGCCGGGGGCTGGACGTGCTACGCCTCGCGCGGGAGGGTGTACCTCAACGTGCCCACGGGGGTGCCCCTGGACACCCTGGTGGTGCGGGCCTACCGGGACGCCTTTGGTTTGGTGAACGGGGAGGACGCGCCGAGCGGGCCCGTCTTCGACGGCGACGCCGACGAGCTGGCGGTGCCCCTAGACTACATCTGCGCCTTCGCCCACATCGAGGCCTGGCGGCGCCACCGCGACCGCCTCGAAGCGAGCGCCGCCGAGGGGCGCTTCGCCACCCAGAGCGAAGCGAGCACTGAGGCCACCCGCGTCGCCAGCCTGTACGCCGACTTCTTGTTCCGCCCCCAGACCGAGCGGGGCGACCGCATCGCGCTGCCCTTCGGCGCCTCGGGTCAGACGGTGAACGGGTTGGGTGGGAGCGGGGCCCTGACCGGGGCGGTGGTGAACATCAACGATCCCTACGCCGACTGACCGATTGGTCAAGGTAGACTGAGCGCAGATGCCCCCCACGCGCACGCGCCCCTGGCCCTACGACCTGCGCCTCGCCTTCGTGCAGCCCGCCGTGGGCGGGCCCGGCGGGGGCACCGTCGTGGACGCCTCCGGGGAGGAGATCCTGCCGGGTGAGGTGGGGCCCGAGTACGGGCTGATGACGGCGGACGGGCACGTCGCCCGGCGGGTCGACCCGCTGGGCACGGGGACGTTCCCCGAGGCCCAGGAGTACGCCGCGAGCGACGTCTACAAGGAGCGCTCGTTCGTCTACCGGCGCCCCTTCCTGGGGATGGGGGAGCGGACGCAGAACGGCAGCACCACGCCCCGCTACTATTATGCTTGGAACGCCCAGAGCTACCTGACCATGCGCGGGCGGGGCCCCAAGTGGCACCCCGTCGACACCGGGGCGGCGACCGAGGGCCCGGTGCTGGGCTTCGTGGAGGGGGTGCACGCCGGCGCCGTTACCCTGTTCATCCTGGCCGGGCGTTACATCCGCCGGCACGCCGGCGACCTGCTCGGGCAGTCGGTGCTGAGCCACGACCTGGGGGCCGGCAACTGGGCCCGCAGCGCCACCCGCTGGCGCACCCGGGGCCCGGCGCCCCAGGAGTTCCTGTACGTCACCGACAACCTGGCCCGCGTCTGGCGCTACGACGGCGCGGTGTGGGCCCAGGTGACCACCATCGGCACCCGCTCGATCCTGTGGTCGACGCGCGACGAGCTGTGGGGCAGCGACCTGGAGTTCGTCACCAAGTGCGAGGGCGACCCCGCCGACCCGGCGGACTGGACGCTGCCGGTGCCCTGCGGGGACGGCACCGCCCCGGTCAACGGGATCTCGGACATCGCCGGCGTCCCCTTCTTCTTCCTCGACGACGGTTCGGTCTGGTCGATGCTCAGCGACACCACCACGCAGCCCCTGTTCCGGGGCCTGGAGACGGCCCGCAACCCGGGCAACGGGCGCAACCCGCACCAGTGGCTGGGGCAGATCTTCTTCCGCTCCGGCGCCACCCTGTACAAGCTGACGTCGGGCGCCACCGGGGCGACCTTCGAGGTGGTCGGGCCGGAGAAGGTGCAGACCAACACCGGGCCGGTGCGCGGGCCCGTCACCTGCTTCACCGGGGCCCAGGGCTACTACGGGTTCGTGGGGCAGTACAACTCGATGGCCCGCTCCCCCACCGGCTTCGAGGGGCCCTGCTCGTTCCTGCAGCGGTACGGGACGTGGGCCCCCAGCGAGGGCGACGAGGAGGGCGTGGCCGTCTTCGTGGACGGCTACGACGGGGCCCAGATCGCCTGGGAGGGCCGGGAGATCACCACCCTCGCCTACGTGGACACGGCCACGGTGACCGGGCCGGACGCCGACGCGATCGGCGCCGGCAACCCCCGGCTGTTCGCGGGCTTCGCTGACGGCGGCTACGGCTGGTGCTACCAGCCCCGGAACGGCCCCAACCCGTTCACCGCCGGCAGCGGCTGCGACTACACCACCGACCTCTCGTTCCTGCGCTGGCCCCGCCACAGCATGGACGCCCCGGCCGACCTGAAGGGCTACCTGTCGTTCGACGTGTCCGGCCCCTACCTCGACCCCTACCGTTGGGTGGACGTCGAGTACCGGATCGACGCCAACGGGGAGACCGAGCCGTGGGCGCAGCTCGCCCGCCCGCTGTGGCAGACGGCCGAGCGGTTGACCTTCCCGGCGCCGACGCTGGGCAAGATCATCGAGGTGCGCGAGCGCTACGGGGCCAGCCCGCCGCCCGACCCGCCGCCGCCCCAGCCGGCGCCCTACCCGCCGGGCCCCACGCTGGCCGAGTGGACGCGCCTGCAGACCCCGGTGGTGGCCACCCTGGTGCTGCGCGAGCAGCTCCGGCCGGCCTACCGCGCCGAGTACGCGGTGACCCTGCGGGCCACCGACTGGGCCCCCCGCCACGACGGGGGCACCTCCCGCCTGACGGCGAGGCAAATTCGGGAACTGCTGAAGCGGGCGGCGGACGCCCCGAGCACGCTGCGGATCCTGCTGCCGGACGAGGAGGCGGGCGACTTCACCTTCGTCACCTACCAGGAGCGGATGCCCCAGGCGGGGCGCTTCAAGCGCTACGGCCAGAGCACGCTGGTGGACGTCACCGCCGTGGCCTACCGCACCCAGGCGGTGCGGGGCATCGTGGCCCGCTTCTACGACCAGACCGTGCTGAGCCTGGACGACCTGACCGTGTTGGAGTGTGACGAGCTATGAGCGGCGCCTCGCTTAACGAGGGGTGGAGGGTGGGGACATGACGGTGTTGCTGGGGACGATGTCCCTGCCCGCGCCCGAGGACGCCGACCTGGTGCGGACGTACCTCAACGGGACGCACGGCAGCGGGGGGCTGTGGGAGGCCCTGACCCGGTCGAGCAACCACGACCACACGGGGGGCGCGAACGGGAAGCCGATCTCCATCAGCTCGATCCCAGACGGCTCGATCACGACGGGCAAGCTTGACCCCAGCGTGCTGCTGCCCTACGCGCTGGTCGACGGGTCGAAGCCCTTCACCGGCCAGGTGACGATGCAGGCCGACGCCATCGTCCGCGACGCCCTGTACTTCGGCCAGCAGGGGAGCGCGGTGGCCCCGGACGCGACCCTCACGCGGACGGGAGCGGGGGCGCTGCGGGTGGACACCCACCTGGGGGTGGGTGTGAATCCGGCGGCGTGGGGGGCGGCCGACCGGGTGATCCAGGTCGGGCAGACGGGGGTCGTGCGCGGACAGGCGGCCGGACAGAACGTCTACGTGCAGGACAACTCCTACAGCGACGGCACGAATAACCGCGCCATCGTGGCGGGGTTCTCCTCGCTGCTCAACCTGACTGGCGGGGGGGTCACGGCGTATACCGCGCCCTCCGTCGCGGCGGGAGCGACCCAGACGTTCACGCAGCGGCTGAGCCTCGGCAACACCGGCACCCTCACCCTGACCCCGGATGGTGGGCAACCCTCCCTGGTCATCGGAACGGCATCGGGTGCGGGCTCAGCGGCCATCCAGTACCGCAGCGACGACAACGTGATCCGCTGGTCGGCGGGCATCGACAGCGCCGCGAGTGGGAAAGACCTCATCTGGTATCACGCCCCGGCTCCGGCGGGGGTGAAGGCACGACTGGCGACCACCGGCACCCTCACCCTGACCCCGGATGCGGGGGTAACCGGGCTGACGGTCACGGGCACCGCAGCGGGAGCCGCCATCGACTTCTCCGGGGGCACCCAGTTGATCCGCAACGGGGCAGGCAACCTGCTGTTCCACGCCGGGGCGCCGGGCGTGGTCGGCCCCGCCCTCGACAACACCGTCAGCGCCGGGGGCGCGAGCAACCGCTACGGCAGCGTGTGGGCCGTGACCGGGACGGTCAGCGCCTCCTCCGCGGCCGTCAAGGAGGGCATCACCCCCCTCGACCCGGCCGCCTGCTACCAGGCGGCGAAGGACGTGCGCTGGTACGAGTTCGCCTACCTGCCCATGACCTACGTCGCACCAGAACCGCCCCCGGACATCGCCTACGACGCCGCCGACGACAACGAGACGAAGGCCGCGAAGAAGGCGGCGCGGGACGAGGCCGAGGCGGCGAGCAAAGCGGCCCACCTGAAGATGGTGGCCGAGACGGCCCCGGCCCGGCACCAGCGGGGGTTCGTGTTCCCCGCCGGGGCCGAGAGCAAGGACGAGGCGGGTGGCACTTTGCCCCCGGTGCCCGACCTGTTCGGCCTTTCGGATCGGCAGTCCACCACCCCGCAGGCCGACCTCGCCACGCTGGGTTGTGCGCTGCAAGAGGTCATCCGTCGCCTCGAAACACTGGAGGCGCAGCCATGACCGAACGGTCGAACGGGGGCGCACCGCTTTACGAGGGGGAGGGGGGTAGGGTGATCGAGCTGGGCCCGGCCACCCGCAAGCAGCTCGAAGCGGTGCTCGGGCAGGCCGCCGGCGGGCTGCTGGCGGCGGTGATCGAGGCCGCCGGCTACGAGCTGGAGGACGGCTGGGCCCTGACCATCGGCCACGCCACGCTCACCCGCACCGCCCCGCAGCGCAACGGCGCCCCTCCCCACCCCCACCCCTCGCTAAGCGAAGCCACCTGACATGCCCCGGGTTGTTCACCACCACGCGCCGGTGCCCGGCGAGAGCCAGCCCTGGAGGCCCGTAGGGCGCCGCCAGGGGCCCCGTGAGCCGAAACAGGGTGGCGGGGGCTCCGGCCTCGTGAACGTCCAGAATCGGCTGTTCGCGCCCCTCCAGTCGCTCGACCCGAACAGCATCCTGCAGGGCGGGTACGACTGGCTGAGCAAGACGGACGGGGGCATGACCTACCACCCCGGCCTGGACTTGAACACGCCGGGGGGCTGCGATTCCGACCTGGGCAAGCTGGTGGTGGCGCCCCTGGCCGGGGCGGTGCGGGCGGCGATCCCCTGGAACGGGTACACGCCGGGAGAGGGGAATCACGTCTGGCTGGAGCTGTTCGACGTCTGTTTGCCGGGCCCTACCTGGTTTCATATCGACCACCTGCAGGACGTCGACGTCGCCGTGGGCCAATCGGTCACGCCGGGGCAGCCGATCGGGACGTGCGGAAAATCCGGCGGGTGGTCGTGCGCCCACGGGCACAGCGAGTGGCTGACCGGGCCGCCCCGGGACGGCTTCTCCCAGTGGCCCTACGGGTGGAGTAAGGCGCAGGTCGAGGCGGCGTACTGGAACCCCTACACCTGGTGGAGCGCGGCGACGGCGCTGGTCTATGCGGAGCACGCCCAGCCCCCGCCGGAGGAGACGATCATGGCGATGAGCGACTTCGAGCTGACCAACTACGTGCTGGCGCAGCTCTACGAGTGGGCCCAGATCCCGTTCAACGCGGACGGGGGGATGGCCAAGACCTGGGTCGCCGCCATGCGGGCGGGCCACTACCCCGGCCGGCCCCGGACGGACGACCGGCGGTACGGGGTGGGCGAGGGCGACGGCTGGTGGGCCGAGTTCGAGAGTGGGTTACTCATTTACAAGCGCGACGGCACGATGAGCTGGACGGGTTGACGTGGCCCGCACCCCGAAGACCCACTGCGGCCGCGGGCACGAGTTCACCGAGGCCAACACCTACTGGCCCCCGGGGCGGCGGTTCCGGCAGTGCCGGGCGTGCCAGCGGGAGGACAGCCGGGGGCGGTACGAGCGGGAGCGGCGGGCGCCCGGAAAGATTACGAATCGGTCATGACAGCGCCTGACGGTCGCTACAAACTGGCGTATGCGAGGCCCCCGCTTCCGCCCCCCGGAGCGGGGGATCGCCCCCCCCACCCGGACGGTCGCGCCCGACCACTTCTCGACCGGGGTCTGGGCGCGGGCCGGGCCGCTCCGGCTGCGGACGCACAGTTGCAATGACTGCGGCCACCGCAGCACGACCTGGGCCTTATTCCTGCTTCATCGTCTCACCTGTCGAGATCGTGAGACGTGGGAGCGAGATGAATCCGAGGATTCGGTTGTACGGGGCCTGGGCGCTGCTGGTGGCGAGCTTGATCTTGTGGCCGGTGAGCATGGTCACGTTCGCCAGAAATGAACCCCCGGTGGTGCTGAGCCTGAGCTGGTTTGCGATCACCCTGACGGCGCTGGACATCGTGGGGACGCAGGATGTCCGCAAGCAGCAAGAGGGGGCAGAGGGGGGAGCATGAGCGCCCACAATTTGTGCCTGATCCTGGCCCTGCTCAGCTTCGTGATCGCCATCGTCTCTCGGGCCGTCTACCTCCGAGAGGGTGGGCCTGCGCGGATCGAGTGGATCGCCATCGGGCTGGCGCTGCTCACGCTCGCGCAGTTGATCCCGTGAGTGTGGAAGCGGGAGGTCGTCCCGACCATCCTGCTCCTGCTGTGGCTGCTGCTTGCCATCTTCCTGGCGTGGCTCGTCCTGACGGTGGTGCCGGGGACGGCTTATGGGCAGCCCGGCCAGTGCGACCGCACGCCCCCGCCCGCCGCACCGACGCCTGATCCCAGGCTGTGCGCTACGCTGACGCCCGGGAGCCCGACATGGACAGCGACGCCCAACCCGCCACCCCCGACGAGCGTATCGACGCAACCGACCCCCACCCCGCTCACCCCGTCACCAACGTCGTCGTCCACGCCGGCGACGCCGTTGTCCCCGACACCACCCCCACCAACGCCGAGTTCCGCCTCTACGACGCCGGGGGGAGGCACTACGCCACCCTCATCGCCCGCGCCATCAGCGACGGCGCCTACCGCGTCGCCACCGTCCGGTACGTCGGGCGGAAGCTGCTGCCCCTTCGTCCCCTCGACGTCTCCCACATCCTCCAGCCCGACACCCCCCCCGTCTCCGACGAGACCACCACCTACACCATCACCGTTCCCGTCGACCCCGGCCGCCCCGACCTCTACGCCACCGCCGTCGTCCACGCCCACCTCCACTGGCACCCCGACTTCCGCCCCGGCGACCGAGGAAGCGCCCGACACAGCCACCCCCACCCCCACAGCGGCACCGACGTCCACCGCGCCTCCCTCGCCGGCCACGACGACGACCCCCACGAGCACCCCCACCCCTAACCCCTCGTTAAGCGATGCGCCCACCGCGCCTCCGGCCACCCCGGCTCCCCCGGTTGTCGTTACGGTGGTGGTCACGGTGGAGGTGGAGGTGGCGGCCACTGTCCTGGTTCCGGGCCCTGCGAGCACGGTGGTGGTGGTGGTTACGGCAACACCCGCTGCTGGAGGAGGAGGTGTCGTTCCGGGCCCTGCTGGCGGGGCTGCTGGCGATCGTGCTGTTCCAGATGCTGCTGCTGATCCTGTCCCGCTCGTAGCTCCGCTGGTGGAGGTGGCGCTGTTGGGCGCCTCCGGCCTCGCCGGGTTGGGGCTCGGGCTGCTGCAAGTGCGGCGTGGCCGATGACACCCACGAAATCAACCCGCCCCCCGACGAGCTGCGGACGCGCGCCTTCGTGGTGCGCGAGGCGGCGGCGCTGGTCTTCGTCGCCGCCTGGCTCTTGCTCTTCGCCGGCGAGCTGCTGACCGGGCGCTACACGCTCCCCTTCTGGTACGACTGCGTCGCCGTGGCCGTGCTGGGGTACGCGCTGGGAATGAATCTAGGAGAGCTGGTGGCCAAGCCCCCCAGCAAGCGGGCGGTGGCGAAGCGGGCGGTGGCTTCGCTTTACGAGGGGTAGGGGGGGCAAACAGAAGCGCCGCTGACCGATTGGTCAGCGGCGCTTCTGCCACCTGAGGAACCCCGCCCTGGCGCCCAAACCAGGTCGAGCCGTGACTACGGGGTTGCTAGGGCGTAGCGGGTACGGTGGTGGCGCGTCTCCCCCGCACCGGGGGGTTGGCCTTGTTCAAGGCGTTGCGGGCCCGGATCGCCTCCTCGAAGTAGCCGTTCAGGCTGAGCCCCTCGGCGTCCGACCACTCCCGGGCGTCCGCGAAGACGTCGGGGTTGATCCGCAACGAGGTGTTCACCTTCAGGGCGTGGCGGATGCGGCCCCAGCGGTCGTCGCCGGTGGCCTCGATCTTCTCGGCGGCGTCAGCCGCTGCGGTGGTGGTTGCCATTTCGGTATCTCCTCACCCCAGAATCTTAGCGGGTGGTAGCACTGTTGTCAACTATGCTACTGTTGTTGGTGGAGGTGCGAGACTGCCGACGTGAGAGCGTAAGCGTACCGGAAGACCAGAAGCCGACTTTGAGCAAAGGATGAGCGATGACCGACCTGGGCACGATGTGGGACGCCGCTGAGCAGCGCGACGCGCAGCGGCGCAAAGACCGCCCGATGAGCTTCTACGGGAAGCTGTCCGTCGAGGGGCGTAAAGTCGTCTTCGAGAAGGGCGCCCCGATGGGCAAGCGGGACTTCGACCCGCAGCTCGACGACCCGGACGCCGAGCGTTTGGCGATCCGCCTGACGGTGGAGCCGGTGAGCGAGCGGGCCACCAAGAACTTCGAGCGGGAGTTCGTCACCTCCACGGGCGAGGGCGACCTGTTCCAGCAGAGCGTGCGCGCGCTGGGGCTGCGCCCGGCCGAGGTGATGGGCAAGTACGTCCGCCTCGACCTGGTCGAAGACCCCCGGCTGGGGCAGTACAACGACCGCACCACCGGGATGCCCCGCACCCGCACGGGGCCGGTGTTGCGCGAGCTGTTCCCCGACGAGGAGACCTGCCGCGAGGCCGCCGACGCCCGCTACGGGGGCAACAAGGCGGGTGGGACACCGTCAGCTCAACACGCGGGGGATTGGGGTGTGACCGTCTCCACCTCGCCTGGGGTTGCTCCGAACGCACCGGCGAACGGGGGCACCGTCGCCTCCACCAACGGAGGCACCGGGTCGAACAAGGCTCCTGGGATGACGCGCGAGGTGGCCGCCCACTTCCTGCCCGGGTTGCTGAAGACGGTGGGCAACGACCGGGAGAAGTTCCTGGCGGCGCTGTCGACCAACTCGCTGCTGTCCCCGCACTTCGACGCGACGTCGCCCGAAGTCGTCGCGCTGGTGGGCGAGGCCGGCGATGACGCCAACGTCCCGTTCTAACGACGAGATGCCCCGGCCCAACCGGGCTACCACCATCCTGATCGACAGCCGGGAGCCGGCGTGGGTCAAGGTGCTCGACTTCGGGAAGGGCGCCACCGTCTCGGTGGCGCCGCTTCTGGCTGGTGATGTGCTGGCCATGTGCGACGACGGGGCGGTGGTGGCGATCGAGCGCAAGACCGCCGGGGATTTGCTGGGCAGCCTGCGCGACGGGCGCCTGCTGGCCCAGGCCGGCGAGCTGCGGGCGATGACCCCCTGGGTCTACGTGGTGGTCACCGAGCCCCTGTACTGCGGGCGGGCCGGATTCGCCGTGTACGAGCCCAAGCGGGGGCGCACGCTGGTGGAGACGGCCTGGGCCTGGCGCGCCGTGCAGGGGGCCCTGCTGGCCGTCCAGGAGCTGGGCGTGGGGGTGGTGCTGGGCAAGGGCCAGGACGACTTCGAGGCCGACTGCCGCTGGTTGTTCGAGCGGGCCCGGGGCCCGATCGCCGTTGCACGGCGGGACACGGTGCCGATGGACGACGCCACCCGCATCCTGACGTCCATCCCCGGGGTAGGCGCCGAGCGGGCCAAGCAGTTGCTGCGCGACTGTGGGACGGTAGCCGACGCGCTGTGGGCTCTCACCGACACGCCCCGGGAACGGGGCAAGAACGTGGTGGGGGTGGGGCCCGGCACCCGGCGGGCGGCCCGCGCCGCGCTGGGGCTGACCGAGGGCTGGGTGCTGCGCGCTGCTCGGGAAGATGATTTCACTGAGGAAACGGAAGCCGATGAACGAGTACGAGCAGCTCAGGCAGCTAGCGGAAGCACTCCATAAATCGAGACTCTGGAAAACCGGCTCGATCGAGCAGGCCCTCGCCGTCATCCTGATGGGGCGGGAGCTGGGCATCGGGCCCACCACCGCCCTGTCGAACATCATCATCAGCGCCGGCAAGCCCACGCTGGGCGCCTCCCTGGTGGGGGCCCTGATCCAGAAGAGCGGGCGCTACAGCTACAAGGTCACCGAGATGACCGACCAGCAGGTGTCGATCGACTTCTTCGAGGGGCCCCGCCCGCTGGGCACCTCCACCTTCACCCTGCAGGACGCGCAGCGGGCCCGCCTCTCGGCCTCGCAGACCTGGCAGCAGTATCCCCGCAACCTGCTGCTAGCCCGGGCCCTGACCAACGGGGCGAGGTGGTACACGCCCGGCGTGTTCGGGGGCGCGGTGTACGACCCCGAGGAGTTCGCCACCCCCGGCGTGCTCCCTCCCCCGGTGGAAGAGATCCCGACCGACGCGACGTTCACCCCTGCCCCCTCCCCCTCGTTAAGCGAAGCCACCATCGAGGGGCTGCTGGCTGAGTACAGTGCGGAGCAGATCGTGGCGGCGAACAACGGCAGGCTGCCGGCGACGGAGGAGGAGCTGCGTGCGGTGGCCGGACGGCTCGAACACATCCGGGAACTCGGCGGCGAGCCGGCGCCGGTGGGTTGACTGGGTGGCCGGCTTCGTCGCCGGGATCGCCGTGACGCTGTGGCTGACGCGTGGTTGACGAGCGCCCTCCGGTGACGGGGGCGCTTCGCTTTACGAGGGGTGGAGGGTGGGGTGATCGGGGACGGGACGCCGGCGTTCCAGCCGGGGTATACGCGGTTCCGGGTGGTGCAGGGAAACGTGCCCAGCTACGTGGTGGTGGCCCCGGACGGGCGGGTGGTGGCCAGCGACCGGGAGGCGTGGCTCCGGTTCAACTGGCGGGTGCTGCGCCGCCGGCTGTTGGAGCGGGGGGCGGTGGTGGAGGCGTTGGATGCCCAGGATGAGGACGGCGGGGAAGACGGTGCTCCCTAAGCGCTGGCCGGACGAGGAGCTGTGGAGCATCACCGGGCACGACGGGCAGTTCCCGTTTCATTGCAAGGTGGTGGTGGCCGGCGGGGTGGTGCGGATGGCGCCGCTCCTGGCGGCGTGGACGCAGGGCCGGGTCTGGGCCGACGTGGCGCAGACCTGCGCCGAGCGGGGCTGGATCGTGGCGCACGTCGACACCGAACTGCGCCAGCTCAGAGAGCAAGAGCGGGCGCGCGTCGAGCGGGGCGTGACCCAGCTCGGGTTGGAGATACCGTGACCGAACGGTCAGCACTGAGGTCCTACCCCCCGCAGCACCTGAGTTCGTCGTCGGTGGACTTGCTGACCGACTGCGGCAAGCTGTGGTACGGCAAGTACGCCCGGGGGGTGCAGGAGAAGCGGGGCGACGGCCTCATGCTGGGGGCGGCGTTTGATGGCGCGGTGGAGTGGGCCCTGCGCCGGCGGTGGGACGGGCACTGGGTGACGGCCGAGGAGCTGGCGAAGCGCTTCGTGGCCGAGTGGGACGCCGGCCTCGCCCGGCCGGGCGAGATCGACTGGGGCACCCGGGGCCAGGAGGGGGCGCTGCAAGACGGGCTGACGCTGTGCCAGGCGCCGGCGACGCTGGCGGCGCTGCGGGCGATCGACCTGGCGCCGCACCCCGACAACCCCGACGCGCCGGGGCTGCAGGTGGAGGTGAAGCTGGCCGTGCCCGGGGTCAGCGTGCCCGTGATCGGGTTTGTGGATGTGCTGGCCAAGACGTCGACGCCGTCCGGGCCCGGGACGCTGATCCTGGACGTCAAGACGGCCCGCCGGGCGTGGAACAAGGGCCGGGAGCGCAAGGAGCTGCAGGCCCGCATCTACGCCGCCGCGCTGTGGCAGGCCGGGGCCCCGTTTCCCACCCTGTCGACGGGGTACTGGGTGTTCATCCCGGGGATGACCCCCGAGGCCTGCCGGGTGCAGCGCCTCGACCCGGCGCTGACCGAACGGGACGTGCTGTTGACGATGGATTTGCTCCGGCGAAGCTGGAGACAAATCGAAGCGGGCACGTTCGTGGGCAACCCGCATTCGTGGCGGTGCACGCCGCGCTGCCCGCTGTGGTCGGAGTGCTACGGCTGATCCCACGGTTTAAGCCTGGGGTAAAAGTGAGGTAAGTGGGTTCTCCCTCTCCCCGGAATCCGATCTTGTGGTGGTAGCTATCTATCTGGTATGATAGATAGACACTGAGGAGGAACCGACCATGCCTACCGCCCAGATGACTGACGCCGGCAACGGCTCCCTGTGGTTCTCCAGCAGCTACGACCCGGCACTGCAGGCCGACCTGAAGGCGACCGTGGCCGCCCACCACCGGGCGTGGGATCCGGCGAGCAAGCGCTGGCTGATCGACCCCACGGCGGCGGCGCAGGTGGCGGCGCTGTGCGCCTTCCACCTGGGCGTGGACGTCGCCGTGCCCCCGCTGGGCGCGGCGGCGGCGGTGAAGCAGGTGCGCCTGGTGCGGGTGCTGTACATCGGGCAGGCCAAGTGGCGCTCGGACAACACCTACACCGCCTCGGCCTACGTCGAGGACGAGAAGGGGCAGGGGCGCTGGGGGCTGGTCATCCCGGTGGGCGTCATGCGGACGTTCTTCGAGGGCGGGCTGGCCGACCTCTTTGCCGACCTCGCCGTCGACGACGAGTGGTCGATCCTGGGCCTGGATCGGGCCCGCGCCACCAGCTACTCCGAGGCCGACGTCAAGGCGGCGGCGCGCAAGGCGAAGGCGATGGCGCACCCCGACCGCCACGGCGGGACGAAAGAGGCGCACGAGCACTTCCTGCGGGTGCAGGAGGCCGGCGAGCTGCTCCAGGATCCGTTCGCCCGCCACATCAGCCTGACGGCGGCGGACGAGGCCGAGAAAGACCGCCAGCTCAAGCTGCGCGACTACGCCGCCGCCGGGCGGATCAGCTACACCTACGCCCCGCCGGCGACGGCGCGCACCGGCTGGATGCTGGTCGAGGGAGCCCCGCTGCTGGGCGACCGGCAGTTCATGGTCTCCAGGATCGTGCAGTACGAGGCCATCGAGGACGACTACGGCCGGGTGCTGACCGCCGTCATCAAGCGGGGCGAGCGCACCCCCACCCCCTACTGGCTGGAGCCGTGATGCGGTTCGAGTTTCGGATCGAACCGAGAGACTGCTGGGTGGGTCTGTTCTGGGATCGTCGCCCCGAGCTGCACCTGTACGTGTGCCCCCTCCCGACCGTCCTCTTCCACTGGTGGTGGCCGTAGCGAGGGCTTCGCTTTACGAGGGGGAGAGATCGGTCGGGATTCTCCCCCGGGGGCTTGCGCTGGTAGCTACTACCTGATAGAATAGATGTACGGGGTTCACCGCCCCGGACGAAAGAGGAACGAGATGGGCAACTCCCTGGCGCAGAGCACGACCGGCGGATCGATCGAGGGCAGCATGGCGGACTACCAGCGCAAGACCGGCGCGGGGCTGGCGAAGAGCTGGCTGGCGGTCAAGGCGGTGGTGGTGGTCGACATCTCCGGCAGCATGAGCACCCAGGACGCCGGCGACGGGCACGCCCGGGTGGACGTCGCCAAGATGGAGCTGGCCAAGCTGCAGAAGAAGCTGCAGGGCCAGATCGCGGTGGTCGAGTTCAACTACGACGCGCGCTGGCGGCGGGACGGCAGCCTCGGGTCGCCGGACGGCGGGACGAACCTGGCCGGGGCCCTGGACTACGTGCGCGAGCTGGTGGGGCCCGGCGCGCCCCGGATGCAGGTGGTGGTGGTGAGCGATGGCTCCCCCGACCTGGAAGAGACCGCCCTGGCCAGCGCCCGCACCCTGCACGCCGCCGGCGCCAAGATCAGCGCCGTCTACGTGGGGCCCGACCACTTCGAGGCCGGCAAGCGCTTCCTGGCCCAGCTCGCCGCGCTGGGCGGGGGCGAGGCCTCCGACGCCTTCCTGGTCAAAGCGCTCGCGCAACAGATCACAAAGTTGCTCACCGCCGGCCCCGCCTGATCCCCTCCCCCTCGTAAAGCGTAGCCACCCAGGCGCCCCTCGGAAGAGGGGCGCCGCCTGTCTGTGGAGTGATGATGGGGACGCTCGAAGACGCGATCGTGGACTACAGCGGCCGGGGCTGGAGCCTGATGCTGCTGGATCCGGGCCAGAAGAAGACGACGGTGCCGGACTGGCCGAACGGCCCCGACGCCGTCGATTGGCTGCTGGGGGAGGCGGGCACCCTCCCCGGGGCGCACAACCTCGCCGTCCGGCTGGGGGAGCGGTCGGCCCAGTTGGCGGACGTCGACCTCGACACCGACGCCAGCCGGGCGGTGGCGCCGCACCTGCTGCCGAAGACGCCGGCGAGGTTCGGGCGCGACGGGGTGGCCGGCGACACGCACTACCTGTACCTGGCCCCGGACGGGCCCCCGAGGGGGCAGCGGGGCACCATGCGCCTGAACACGGCGGCGGCGCCGGGTGATCAGACGATCAAGACCTACTCGGAGCTGCGCTGGAACGGGGCGTACACCGTGCTGCCCCCCAGCACGCACCCGGAGGGCGGCGCGTACCGCTGGTCGAGCGCCGGTTCCACGGCGGCCGTCGCCTGGGCTACCCTAGCCGAAGCGACGCGGGAGGTGGCCGCGGCGGCCCTGCTGGTCGAGGCGTACCCCGAGACGAAGCGCCTGCGCCAGCGCCACTACACCTCCCTGGCCCTGTCCGCCGCGCTGCTGCGCGCCGGCTGGCCCCTCCCGCGCGTCGAGAAGTTCGTCTACGCCTGCGCGCAGGCGTCGGGCGACGAGGAAGCAGACGCGAGGGTCGACAATGCGCGGAGCACGGCGGAACGGCTGGCGGCGGGGGAGCACCTGGGCGGGTGGAGCGCGCTGGTCTCGTACCTGGGGGACGGGGTGGTCACCCGGTTTCAGCGCTTCTTGGGCCTGGATGCTCGGGCCACGAGCGCCGGAAGCTGGGCGGGCGTCGTGAGTTCGCCTCCGACTTCCACGTCAGCGGGAAAGCCCCCAGCAGCCCCCACGACGCCCAACCAGGCCCCTGCGCCCCCCGGCGCCAGGCAGGGCGCAGTATCGCAAGTTCCGGGCCCGCAGGCGCCCGTCATCCAGACGGCGCAGCAGGCCCAGCAGGCGGCGACGCAGCAGAAGAAGGCGGCGGCGCTGAAACCGAACGAGGTGGCCCTCAACGTCGCCGTGGCGTTGATGAGCAAGGTGCCGATCGCGCGCGACGAGGGGCAGCAGCTCTACCACTACGCCGGCGGCGTGTACCGCAGCAAAGCGACCGAGCTGTACCTGCGCGAGCGCATCGCCGTGGAGGTGCTGCAGTACGGCTCGGAATATCTGGACAAGGGCATCGAGGACGAGGTGCTGCATCGGCTGCTGGTAGGCGCCGGTGAGTTGGAAGAGGTGCCCAACCCCTACCTGCTCAACCTCGAAAACGGGGTGCTGGATCTCCGCACGATGGTGCTGGGGCCCCACGACCCCGACCTCCGCACCACGCTCAAGCTGCCCATCGCCTACGACCCGGCGGCGGGGTGCCCAGCGATCGAGGCGTTCTGCAAGCAGGTGTTTCCCGAAGACGCCTACGACGCCGGCGTGCCGTGGGAGGTGGTGGCGCTGTGCGCCTGCGCCGTCGAGGGGATCGACAAGGCGGTGCTGCTGCTGGGCGAGGGCGAGAACGGCAAGGGCGTGTACCTGGATCTGGTGCTTCGCTTCGTGGGCAAGGCGAACGCCTCGGCGGTGAGCCTGCAGCGCATCGGGGACGACCGCTTCGCCACCGCCGACCTGCGGGGCAAGCTGCTCAACGTGTGCGCCGACCTCCCCACCCGGCGCTTGGAAGACAGCGGGGACTTCAAGATCATCGTCAGCCGGGAGACGGTACGGGCCCAGCGCAAGAGCCAGCCGGCATTCGACTTCCGACCGTTTTGTCGGCTCCTCTTCTCGTCGAACAACGCCCCGGAGAGCGCCGACCGCAGCCGGGGCTACATCCGGCGCTGGCACATCATCCCTTTCACCCAGACCTTCGACGTCGCCAACCCGCTGCGCCGCTCGCGTCAGGAGCTGCAGGCCGAGTTGTTCACCTCAGGCGAACTGAGCGGGCTGTTGAACCGCGCCATCCCGGCGATGCTGGGCTTCCTGAATGGGGCGACGCCGACCGAGACGGACAGCATGCGGGAGGCGATCGAGGAGTTCATCGAGAGCGTCGACGACTTCGGCTCCTGGCTGCAGACGCAGCTACGCAAGGATCCGACCGGGTTTGTGCCAACCGAGGACATCCGGGCCCGGTGGAAGAACCGGCAAGAGCGCCGGCGGTTACCCGGCGGCGTGACGTGGCAAGGGATCGCCACGGCGATGAAGGCGAGGTTCCCGAGTGCGGTGCGGACGCAACCGTTCGTCGGTGGTTCGGGCAGGGGCGGCGCGCTGCTCAAGGGGCAAACGACGGTGGGACAGCGGCAACGGGGGTACAGCGGAGTATCATGGCTCCAGCCATGACGCGGTGGTTTCGCTTTACGAGGGGAGGAGGGAGCATCTGTGCGGTTTGGTCACCAGATCAAAACGCACAGAGCTACTCAGTGCATTCTCCTCGTTACCAGATCAAAACGCACAGTGCACAGTACTCAGTGTCAACTCTCACCTAACACGCGTCACGCGAGAGGTACCTCTGTGCACTGTGCACTGTGCTGTTTGATCTGGTACAAACCAAAATCGTCTGAGTAGTACTGTGCGTTTTGATCTGGTAGGTAAAACGCACAGATGAACCGGACATGAGCGGTTTCTGGGAGGCGGCGGAAGAGGCCCTGGCTCGGAGGCAACCGCCGGCGCCGACGAAGAGCAGCATCCGGGCCCAGCGGGCCTCGTTCGACTGGCTGCAGTCCCTCGAAGGGCGCCGGATGATCCTGGAGAAGACCCGGAACGGGGAGGAGCTGGTCGACTTCCTGGTGGCGGTGCTCCGAGGCGCCCGGTTCCGGTGGCCGGAGTTGCACCCCAAGGAGCTGCCGGGGCTGCCGATCCGGCCCACCGCCCAGCAGCGGGTGCTGGCGGCGACCTGGCTGGCCGAGCGGGTTTGGGGTCTGGCCCCCAGGTTAAACGAGCCGGCGCCGGAACCCCAGCTCGCGGTGGAGGCGGCCGAACTGCAGTTGACGGCGGCCGAGGCCCAGTTCCTGGAGGCGGCGCGCTCCCTGGCGATCGAGCGGGGGGAGCAGGGTGCCGACGCCGGCGATCTTGACCGTTCGGTCACGCCATCCGTGACACCATCCGTGACATCCGGTGGCGACGTCGACCCAGCCCCCTAGCCCCTCCCCCTCGTTAAGCGTAGCCACCCTTGCAGCGCTTGCGCGCTGCTACCCGGAGGCCTACCAGCGCTTCGTGTTCGGCCTGGAGCCGCGGCCCCATCATCTTGTTTGGTGGTCGCTGCTGCTCCGGCTGCTGCGGGAGAGCGCCGTGCCCCCGCCGGCGCTGCGGGTGAGCGCGCCGCCCCTCTCTGGGGGCTTCGACGTCGAGACCCTGCGGGAGCGGGCCGACCCGGGGGAGCAGGAGCCGCCGGCCACCGGGGCCCCGAGGCTCTACGTGGTGGCGCCGCCGGGGCACGCCAAGAGCACCCTGTTCTCCCAGGTGCTGCCGGCCTGGTACCTGGGGCACGCGCCCGACCAGACCCTGCTGATGCTGACCTCATCCTCACCTATGGCGAGGACGTACCACGACGTGGTGTCGACCGTCCTGGCCGAGAGCGCCCGGCACCGGGCGGTGTTCCCCGAGCCGGCCTGCCGGCCCGACCCGAAGCGGGGCTGGTCGACCAACGGGCTGTACCTGCAGGGCACGCCGTGGAGCCAGAAGGAGCCCGCTTTTCGGATCGCGGGGTGGGGGGCCAGTGTGCTCGGCGCGCGGGCCCACGGCATCATCCTGGACGACGCGCTGACCCAGGAGGAGAGCGAGAGCGCCCTGGTCACCGAGCGCTCCTGGTCGCACCTGCAGATGACGATCGAGAACCGGCTGCACCCCGGGGGCTGGCTGCTGGGGGTGGGCACCCGCTGGACGGCGGACGACCTGATCGGGCGGGCCCGGCGCGCCGGGTGGCCGGTGTACCGCTTCCCGGCCCTGGGCCCCTACCCCTGGGGCACCGCCGTCGACCAGCCCACCGGCGGGCGGGCCCTGTGGTGGACGCGGTTCGACGTCCCCTACCTGGAAGCGGAGCGGAGGAGAATCGGCGGCGCCAGGTTCGCCACCGTCTGGCAGGGCGTGCCCACGGGGGTCGGCGCCGGCGTCTTCCGCTCAGGGGAGTGGTTCCGGGGGCTGCCCGCGGCCTACCCGACGCTGGCCCGGCGGTTCACCACGGTGACCTACGTGGACACGGCGTGGTCGGAGAAGAAGACGGCGGACTTCACGGCCGCCTGCACGCTGGGGTACGACCCGGCCGACCAGCAGCGGCGCCTGTACGTCACCGGCTGGTGGCGCCAGCGGGTGAACGAGGACGGCCTCGCCGCCGCCCTGGCCGACCACCTGGTGGCCATGCGCCCCGACCTGGTGGGGGTAGAGATCCCCGCCTTTCGGCAGGAACCCACCCTGGAGCTGGTGCGGGCGATCAACCAGCAGCTCGTCAACCGCCACGCCTGCTCGGTGGTGGCCGTCCCCGTCTCCACCGACAAGGTGGTGCGGGCCCGGCCCCACGCCGCCAAGGCCGAGGCCGGTCTGGCCCACTACGACCGCAGCCACCCCCTGTGGCCTGTAGCGGAAGCGGAGCTGCTAGGCTTCCCCGGCGCCGCCCACGACGACCTGGTCGACGCCGCCAGCGGCGCCGTCACGATGGCCCTCTACGGCCCCGACCTGCTCCTCCGAGGCCAGAACGCCGGCGGCCCGAGCACGGCGCTGCGCTTCGGCTAGCCCGGCGGCGACGTTCAGCGCCTCGGCCGTGGTCGCGTCGCTGCGCCGGCGCTTCTCCTCGGGCGTCTCTGCGACCGCCCGGTACTCGTCCGCCTTCACCCGGAGGGCGAGGGCGTGCACCAGCGTGTGCGCCGCCTGCTGGGCGTCGCTGCGCCGCTTGCGCTTCGCCAGCGCGTGCAGCACCTCCAGCTCTTCGGCGGACAGCTCGATCGTGAGCTGCGGCATCCCCTGCTCCTCTCCCCCTCGTAAAGCGTAGCCACCCGTGATCTCGTCATGGCGGTGACGGGTAGGGTACGACGGCGACGTACTGGCCCCGGCGCGGGCGCTCCAGGGTGCCGTCCGCCACCAGCGAGGCCAGCAGGTCGAAGGCGTACTCCGAGCTGATCCCCAGCACCTGCGCCGCCAGCACCGGCGTCACCGGCGCCGGGTACGCGCTGCGGCACAAACTCAGGGCGGCGGCGCAGTTCTCGTTGGCCCGGGTGATGCGGATGCGCTGCCGCCTGACTTGGATGCCGGCGGCGCGCAGGGTGTCCCGCAGCGCGGCCAGCTCCTTCTCGGTGGCGGCGATGTGGGCCTCGATGCGCCGCCCGAAGCCCAGCCACTCCTCGTCCTTCATCTGTCACCCGGTGCCAGGTCGTTTCCGCCCGCTAGCGTACCCCGCTGGCTTGCTTCTTTGCACGCAACCGTTTGACCGATTGGTCGAGGCAGGCGAAGTTGCGCCAGTGCGCCGACACCGGCTCCCCGCAGCGGGGGCAGCGCCACGCCCCGGCTTGGCACTGCCGGCGCAGCTCTTGGATCTCCTCCCGGGTGGCCACGATCACGCTCAGCGTGGCGGTGCAGCAGCTCCGCTCGCAGCACCCCCGGTAGGCGTCGGGGTGCAGCATGGCCCAGTCCACCCGCCGGGAGCGGCAGGTGCAGCGCGCCGCCCCCGGCGGCACCCGGGCGTTCCACCCGCCCGCCATCAGCGGCGCCCGCTCATGGACGTCGGCGCCTCGACCGGGCCCGCGTCGCCCCACGGCGGCGCCACCAGGAACCAGAAGACGACCCCCACCGCCAGCGCCCACACCGCCACCATGAGCCACCCGTGCCAGACCTTCCACTCCGGCCGATCGTCCATCACCCCTCCTCTCTCGTGCGTCCCTGCCCCGGTTCCCCTAGGGGAACCGCCTTCCCTAAAGGGGAAGCGGTGTTCCCCCGGGGAACCGCTGGGGACGCAGGGGGAACTCGGGGATATCCACACCTCTCCTCCCCCTCGTAAAGCGAAGCGCCGCTCATCGCTTCCTCCGACGCTCGTTATGGCAAATACGGCAGGAACGCACCCCATCTGGGTAGACGTAGGTGTTCTCTGGGGTGCGCGGGTGGCCGTGGACGCAGTGCGTCTTCGCCAACCGCGCTGCGATCGACGCGCGGACGCCGTTCGCGGTGAGTTGCTTGAGCCGACCGTCGATCCGTTGGTGGCAACCTCGGCAGAGCGAGACAACGTTGTCGACGTTGTTCGTCGCGTCGCCGTCCCAGTGGTGACGCTCGGTGGCCGGGGCGACCTCGCACTCGGCGCAGACGGGGTGGAGGGGCACAGCGCGGCGGGCGTATTGCCGGCCGGTCTGGGGCCTCATTCCTTCGGCCCCAAGATGACATCAAGAGCGCGTAAGAAGCGGTCGATGCGCCACAGCCGCAGCTCCAGGTACGGGCGGGGGTTGCGCTCCAGCGCGTCGACCACCCTGGTGCGCTCCAGGCGCCACAGCGTCCTGTCCAGCTCGACCCAGGTCTCGTCGGGCAGCGTGTGGGCCAAGGGGCCCGGTGTGGGCAGCCCGTCAGGCATTGGCGATCTTGCGGATGTGCCGCTGAATCTTGCGGACGGACGGGTCGTCGTAGGCGTCGAAGTCGTAGGCCGGGTTCGAGACCGCCCCGTACTGCGCCAGCCGGTCGACGAAGTCCTCCCAGTCGATCCGGTCGTCGCCGGAGAACCAGCCGTCGTACACCCGCTCGGCGTCGGCCAGCACCTCGGCGGTGACGTCCGCCGCCGTGCGGAGGATGTGGGCGTCCTTGGGCACGATCAGGCTCCTTTCGTCCAGCAGCGCGACCCCCAGGCCCGCCGACAGCGGGGGCACACGTCGTCGTCCAGCGGCAGTCCGTCCTCGCCGGTGTGGGTGTCCCCGAGCTGCTCGCTCTCCAGAACGCGGCGCTTGCACGCCGTCACCGTAAAGTCGCCGTCCTCGCCGGCCACGGCGTGCCACCGGGCGCGGACGCCCTGCCCCTTCACCCATGCCACCTTCTGCCCGTAGAGCGTGTTCACCGGTTCGCCGTCTGGTCGTACTCGGCGTCGGCGGCCGCCTCGGCCGCCTCCAGCGCGTCCTCGATCGTCACCCGCGCCGCCGCCTCGGGGCCCCGCTCCCGGCGCAGCCGGGCCTGCGCGTCGCTGGCGAAGCGGACGGCATCGCGGAAGCCGGCGAAGACGCGCCAGTTGTCGAGCCCGCCGGGGAAGTCCGGGTTGGCGAAGGACGGGTAGTGGACGGTGTAGCGGTCGCGCATCGGCGGGTTCCTCTCGGCGGTGATGTATCTATTCTACCAGATAGCTACCACAACCGCAAGTGACCGAACGGTCAGGTTTTGAGGGCGGTCTCGGCGTACCTGGCGCAGATCTCCAGGAAGGCGGCACCCAGCACCACCTCCCACTCGTCCCGGGTCAGCTCGCAGCCGGCGGTGCAGGCGGTGACGGGGCGGGGCTCGTCGCCGGGCCCGACCGCCAACCGGGGCGTCGCCGTCAGCCCCAGCCCCACCGCCAACCGCCCGTCGCTCATCTCCAGGGGCAGCGCCGCGTAGTGCAGGGAGAAGCTCACCACCACCACGCCCCGCACGTCGTCGTGCAGCTCGGGGTCTTCCAAACACCGGGGGCAGTCCATCGCCCGGTTCAGGTGCACGCCCTGGCCCCCCATCGGGAGCACGAACAGATCCTGCACCGGCGGCGGGCAGACCGGCAGGGGAGGCGCCGGCTGCCCCCCCACCACCTTCACCTTCCTCCCCCTCGTTAAGCGAGGGGAATTCGCGGTGAAGCCGATCGGCGCGTCTTTCGAGTGGCTCATCTCCGCTCCTTACGGCAGCTTCGGCAGGGCGCCGGCGATCGTCGACCGGAGCAGCTCGCCGTAGACGGCGAGGGCGACCCCCTCCGGGCTGCCGGCGGCGGTGGGGGTCATCATCGCCGCCACCTGCTCGATCAGCGCGGACAGCCCGTCGAAGAGGGGTTTGCGGGACAACGGGTTGTCGACGGAGAGGCGCCGGGTGCGGACGTCGTCCGCCAGCTCGAAGAGCACCTCGCAGTTAACTTCGACCGGCGTGGTCACCGCAACCCCGTTGGTCGACGGCGCCGCCACGCCAACATTGGGGCCAACATTGGGGGCAGCGCTTGACGAGGGGGAGGGGGGCGACTGCTGGGCCCCCGTGCGCCGGGTGTGGGCGGTGACGTTGGTGACGGTGCCGTTGCTGGCCTGCGTGGCCGAGCCCGCGCGGGCCCGCGAGGTGCCCGCCCGGCGGTTGGCGCCGGCGTCGGCCAGCGCCTGGTCGACGAAGCCCTTCAGGAAGACGCCGGTCAGACGCCCGGCCGGGTTGAGCATCGGATCCTGGCTGGCGGCGAGGGCCCGCACCCACGTCCCGGCGGCGGTGGCCACGTCCGTCTTGTTGATGAGCACCGCCAGGTCGCGCGCCTGCCAGGGGTTCTGGGGCAGGTCGGCCTCCCGCACGCCGAAGTCCCGGAGCTGCTGCACCTGGTTGAAGGCGTCGATTTTGCGGTCGGCCTCGCGCTTGCCGAAGCCCCACCGTTGCTCGGTGTACTGCTCGAAGCTGGCGTAGGCCCGGTCGGGGTCGACGGCGAACAACTGCTCGTCCCGGATCTGCTGCAGGATCCCGCCGGCGGCGATCTTGCCGGCCTCGATCAGCTCCAGGGTCTTCTCCAGGTCGAAGAGGCGGGCGCGCTGGGCCTGGACGGCGGTCTTCTGGGCGCTGGTCATCTGGGCCATTTGGGCGGCTCCTTTGGTGTGGTGTATGTCTATTCTATCACAGTAGCTACCATTCATGCAAATGATCGGTCACCGGTGGAGGCGTTTCCACTCCTGGTTGCGGGCGTTGAGGCACGTCCGGCACTGGCGCATCCCGTTTGGGCGCACGTAGACGTTCCACCCTTCGAGTGGGTGGCCCTGCCGGCAGTGGGTTTGCTTCTGGGTGATTGGTGAGTTGTGGTGGCGCGCGTGGCAGGCGCGGCACAGCAGTTCGATATTTTCCGGGGCGTTGTTGAGGGGGTTTTCGTCGCGGTGGTGGTGCACCGCGGCGGGCGCCTCGCACCGGGTGCAGTGTTGGCCGGTGAGGGGGTAGCGGCGTCGCGCTTCTTCGCGCCCAGAGTAGGGCGTGCGTGCGGTAGCCTTGCGGGGCATCGAGGCTCTCTCCTCTGTGCCAGGCCCCCGGCAGTTCACGCTGCGCGGGGGTTCTTTATGACCAATCGGTCAGCAGAGTACACTCCCGGCAATGGCAGCACGGAAGCGCGCGGGTGACGAGTACGTCCGGGCGAAGGGTAAACGCTACGCGCCGGACGCCGCCGGTTTCGTGACGGACGTCGCGCAGCAGCTCCTCACCGACTTCACCGCCCGGGATCAACTGCTGCGGGACACCGAGGCGGTGCTGTTCCGGCGCCACAAGGTGGCCGTGCCCAAGGCCTACGAGGGGTCGACCATCGAGGTCAAGGCCCCGATCGCGCTGGACATGGTGAACACCATCACGGCGGCGCTGACGGTCAACCCGCCGGAGGTCAACTTCGAGCCCGTCGCCAGCGGGAGCGAGGCCCAGAACAACGCCGAGCTGCGCGAGAAGTTCTTCGGTGCCTCCTGGGCCCGCCAGGAGCAGGAGGCGGGCCGGCAGCTCTTCCGGGCCTTCATGTGGAACCTCGTCGGGTACGGCGAGGCCGTGATGAAGACGGTGGAGCGGTCGCAGTCGGCGTGGCGGGCCTACACGGCTACCGTGCGCGAGCTGGATCGGCGGATGCGCGACCCCGAGGACGCCGACTTCGGCCACTACGCGGACGGCCGGGAGAAGGCCAAAGACCGCCAGAAAGACTACGACGAGCTGACCGACCAGGCTAAGCGGGCGGCGTCGTACCCGATCAAGACCACCGACGTGCCCCCGAACACGTTCTACCGCTGGCTCTCCGGGGACGGCGGGATGTCTGTCGCCGGGGAGATCAAGTCGATCCCCTACCTCGAAGGGCTGACCCGCTTCGGCGCCGGCCTGGGGTCGGGGGGCAACGTGGTGGCCGAGGAAGACCTGGGGCTGCCCCGGGCCCAGTGGTCGTCCGCCATGAGCGGCGTGTCGACGCTCGACCTGATCGAGCTGTGGGACTACCGGGAGGTGCACTACTCCCTGATCGGGCCCGGCCAGGGCAGCTCCCGCAGCGGCCTGGGGCGGGGCACCATCGTCAAGTCCCTGCCCCACAACTACGGGATCAAGGACACCCGCACCCTGCGGGGCCCCTACTTCCAGGCCGGCGGGATCACCACCGGGCAGCGCGAACCCGAGCTGATGAGCCTGGGCATCCTCTTCGGCTACCTCGACCTGTTCAAGATGTACGACCAGTTGCTGACGCTCACCACGAACGCAGCGTTCATGACCGGATTCCCGGCCTACAAACGGAACGCGCCCTCCGGGGCCAGCCTGGTCAGCGCGATCGGCGCCGCGGCCGGCCCGGCGGTGGCCCCCTTCGGCATCGACGGCGGGGAGCGCAACGCCGAGCGCCCGGTGCAGGTGGTGCCCGGCGAGGTGCTGCCTTTCGACGTCTCCCCGATCGAGCCGCCCCGGACGGGCACCGACCTGCAGCAGGCGAAAGACGACGTGGTCGGCATCTTCAAGCGCATCCTGCCCGACGCGCTGGCCGGCGCCGACACCGGCTCCAGCGGCTACGCCCTGAACCAGTCGGCGTATTTGGGCAACCTGCGCTACTCCCCGATCCTGAGCAACGCCCAGTTCGCCCTGTCCGAGCGGGCCGGCTTCGAGAGCTACTTGATCGAGGAGTGCATCCAGGAGAAGGTCTACGCCTGGGGCACGCTACCGGTAGTGTCCCCCCGCCGGGGCTACAACCCCGGCATCCGGGGGGCCCGGGAGGGCTGGCTCGGAATCGGGCCCGACGAGCTGAAGGGCGCCCACCGCTACCGGGTGGCGCTCGACGCCGAGGTGCCCAGCAACCGGGTGCTGGAAGTCCGCACCCAGGTGGAGATGCTGCAGGCCGGGCTGACCTCCCGGACGCAGGCGATGGAGGAGCTGGGCCAGGATCCCGGCGCGGTGGAGCGGCAGTTGCTCGTCGAGAACCTGAAGCGCTCCCCGGAGATCCAGAAGCGCCTGATGGATCGCATCCACCAGCTCTTGGGCATCGCCCAGGAGCAGCAGATCCAGGAGCTGGGAGGGCCCCCCGGCCCGCCGCCGGGTGCTGCCCCTCCGGGCGGCCCCGGGGGCCCTCCCGGCGGTCTGCAGATGGGCGCCCCCGACGCCGTGGCCCCCGGCCAGGGCATGCCGTTCGCCCCGCCGCCCCCGGGCAGCGTGACCGGCGCCGGCTCCACCGGCCCGGCGATGGGCCCCGGCGGCCTCCCCGGCAACCCCGGCGGCGCCCCCGCCGGCGTGATGGGCCCGCCCGGCAACGCCCTGCCCCTGCCCGGCCAGCAGATGGGGCGCTAGGCCGTGACCCCCTCCCTCCCCTCCCCCTCGTTAAGCGAAGGGAATTCGCAGGGCTCGCCGGTCGGTGCTGTGGCTTCCGAAACCGACCCCACATCGAGCGCTGCGCGCTCGGATAACCTCCCGGCCCCGCCGGACGGCGCGGCCCCGCCTACGGCCATTTCTGGCCCTCCGGCGACCATCGGGCGGGCCCGGGGCGGTCGGGTGCGAATCCGAACGGGCGCGTGGCCCGCCGGGGGCACGCCGCGGGTCGACACCAACAGCCTGGAGGCGGTCTCCGACGACGTCGCGCACTGGATCGAGACGATGGCCCAGGACGTCGCCCGGGCCATGATGGACGGCATCCACGCCCCGTTCGCCGCCCGCATCAGCACCGAAGAGACCGCCCGCTACTTCGGGGAGACCCTGTTCAACCCGGACGGCTCGCTGGACAGCGACCAGTGGTGGGCCGAGTACTCCCGCATCGGGCCGGACGGGCTGGCCAAAGCGATCAACGGCGGCGCCGCGTGGCGCCGCAAGATGGGGCTGCGGGTGGCCCTGCCGGTCTCGAAGTTCCAGGAGACGCCGGTGGGCCCCGCCGCAGGCGGGGTAATCGGTGTGACGCCGGCCGGGGGCTGGCCCGGCAACACCCCGCCGGGGGAGCCTGGGCCGGACGGCCCGCTGCCGGAAGAGCTGACCGAGATGCTCGGTGAGATGCGCGAGGAGACGACCTGATGCCCGCACCCGGCGCGACCCCCGTCGACAAGTACGACCAGCTCGACCTCGGGCGGGGCGACGACGGCATCTGGCGGATCGGCACCAAGTACTCGGACGGCAGCTACGTCATCTGGAACGCCGAGGGCGCCAACGAGGAGCTGGCCTACATCGCCCCGGGGCAGACCGCCCCGGCGGACATCGGGGGTGGACGCGCCGCCGTCATCAACCCCGACCAGAGCCTGCTGGTCTACGACATCAAGAACCCCCCGCCGCAGGTGGCCGGAGCCCCCAGCGCGGGGAGCACGGGCGCCGGCGCAGGGGGGCCAGGAAGCACCGGCGTCGGCGCCGGCGTCTACCCCTCCACCCCGTTCTCGGGCCAGACCTCCGGCACCGGGAGCGTTAAGAGCGGGCAGACCGGGGCCCCCTCGACCTGGAACGCGGCCTCGCCGGGGCGCAACGAGGGCTGGGGCTCGATCGGCGCCGGCACGGCCGGTATCCCCTACGGCCAGGGCGTCCCCGGCTTCGGGCAGCAGCCGATCGACATCAACCCCAACGACCTGCCCCACCTGTTCAACGATTCGCCCACCGTGGCGCCGGGCTACATCCCCGGCAGCGGGACGTACAACCAGTTCCGCCTCGACACCCAGAACCAGGAGCCCCGCTTCCCGGGTGCGCCGCAGGGGTTGTTCGCCACCATGCAGGGGCCTAACGGGCCGGAGGTGGTCAACACCCGGTTCGGCCTGGGGGGAACCGGGGATCCGACCAACGGCTCCGAAGTCCAGACCCCGCAGCGGTGGATCACCGGCAACGCCACCGACAGCGGGCAGGCGATGAAGGGTGACGCCGCGTGGCGGGCGAAGTACGGGGGCGGTGGGGGCTGGGACACCGCCTTCGCCGGCGTGGGGCCCTACCAGCCACCGCCACCGACGCAGGGCGCCTACGGGGCTTCCGGCTACCCGATGCAGCAGCCCCAGCAACCGCAGCAGTACGGTGGCGGCGGGGGGTATCAGGATCCCTACCAGAACGCCTACCTCGACGCCGCCGGGGGCGGCGGGACGGGCGGGGGCTTCTTCGGGTCGACCGTCACCAGCAACTGGGGGCAGACCCAGGAGACGGCAGGCAAGGACTACATCGCCACCCTGTTCTTGCGGAGCGACACCCCGACCGGGATCGGCACCCCGGCGTGGTCGGCGCCGCCGGCCATGTGGCAAGGGCTGCTGGAGGAGATCCGGGCCGGGCGCATCTACGTCACCGACCCGCAGGCGTGGGCCATGATCCAGGAGAAGACGGGCGCCACCCCCCAGAGCATCGGGGGCGCCGCCACCGGCGGGCAGAACGTCCAGCCGGGGGGCTCCTCGACCACGGACGCGATCGCCAACGGCAACGCCGCCGAGGCCGCCGACAAGGCGGCGTACTGGGCCTACCAGCAGGCCCTGCTGGCGCAGGGGGACAAGCGCATCGCGCTGGAGGCGGCCCGCGACGCCTGGACGAAGACCTACCAGGAGGCCCAGACCACCGGGATGCTGAACGGGGAGGCCACCCTGGCGAAGCTCAAGCAGGAGTACGACCAGAAGGTGGCCGCCGCCGGCCTCACCGGCACCTTCGACGGCAACCCGACGCTGGCCCGGTTGCAGCAGGAGTTCGCCCAGAAGGTCTCCGAGGCGGGCCTCACCGGATTGTGGAACGGCCAGAAGACCCAGCAGGCGATCGCCCAGGAGAACACCACGGCGATGGGCTTGCTGGGCCTGCAGGCGTCGCTCAAGGGCCCGCGCGACTGGGCCCGCTACCAGACCACCTTCGGCAGCACCCCGCAGGGGCTGAAGGACGTCATGGGCGCCTTCCAGGGGCGCTACCAGCTCCCCACCGGCACGGGCGCCCAGGCCAGCGCGCAGGGGGGCCAGAACACGGTGGGCGGCCTCGCCGGCGACATCCTGTCGGGCACCTACGGGCAGCAGCAGCAGGGGCAGACCCAGGCGATGGGCAACCCCCGGCAGGCCGACCTCCAGAACTGGGCCCGGATGCAACCCAGCCAGCGCGAGATGGTGCTCGGTCAGTACGAGAACGAGGGCTGGTACGCACCAGATGTGGAAAACATCATGAGAACCGCCGCCCCTCGATATGCTGGCCCCAGTTCAGGAAGCTACAACTTCTTTGCTAAGTAGCCGGCGGCGCTCGTAAGAACGACGCACATTCTCCGAGGTGGTCACGTACTCCAGGTTCGTCAGGCGGCTATCGCCCCGATCGTTGTTCAAGTGGTCGATGTCGTGACCGATCGGTCGAACCCCAACGAAGGCAGCGAGGACGACGGCGTGGACGTAGGGGTTGTGCTCACAGCGACTGCGCGTCAGGCGGACGCGCAGATACCCGTCTCGGCTGTACCGCTGGCACAGCACCCGCCCCGGCGGGCGACGCCCCTTCCCCTTCCCGATCGTCCGCACCCGCCCCAGGTCGCTGATCTCGTAAAGCTCCTCCCACCCGGGGATCGGTCGCCACTCTTCATCCATGACAGCATGGTAGCAATCTGATGGACGGGATGCTGCCCCCGGTCGACACCGGCGGCTGGTTAAATTATCAGCGCCGGCGCGCTCAGCAATTTGCAAGAGAGCGGATCGCCCGGGCCGGGCAGATCGGCCAGGTGGGCGGGGACTGGCTGTCCCGCGCCGGCACCTCCCTGGACAACCTCCTGCCCGACTGGGCGAAGGAGGAGGCCCCGCGCCCCAACCTGCCCCAGATCACCCCACCCCCCTCCCCCTCGTTAAGCGAAGGGAATTCGGGCGGCCTGCCGGACTGGGCCCGCAGCGCGAGCGACCGCATCGGGCAGATCGGCAGCGACCTCGGCGGGGTGATCGACCAGGCGCAGGGCATCCTCCCCGGCGGGGAGGCGTGGAACGCCGACTTGGAGCGCATCCGCCGGGAGCGGGAGGCGTCGGAGGCGCGGTTCCCGCAGCCGGAGCCGGGCCCCACCGGGATGGTCAACCAGACGGGTACACCGGAGGGCGAGGCGATCACGTCGGCGCTGGCCGAGACCGCCCAGCGGGAGACCCCCGGTGGGCAGTTTGCGACCAACATGGCCCGGCGCGCGGCGGGCCCGGCCTCGGGCCCCATGACGGCCGACACGCCGGTGCAGAACCTGGCCGGCATGGCCGGGCTCGCCTTCCAGAACGTCGGCGCGCCCCTGCCCGGCGGGCGGGCGATCGGCGCCGGGTTGCTGCCGGATATGGCGGCGCGGGCGGCGACGGAGGCCATCCCGGGCGGGGAGACGTCGGTGCTGGAGGGGGCCCAGATCCCGGAGTGGGTGCCGGGGTTGGGTGGGCAGAGGCTGACCAAGGACACCCCTGTACTGGGCGGGCTGACCACCCCGGACGAGGCGATCCCGTTCGCGGTGGGGGCGAAGTACGGTGACCCCGACCAGCTCGCCGGCGGCTTCGACGACGTGCTGCGGGCCTCGCAGGGAGTGGCCCGGCGCTTCGGCACGCGGGCGGACGAGGGGTTGGGGGCGGTGGCCGGGCGGGGGCTGCGCCCGGAGCGCAGCGAGTTCGGCATCGCCGCCGACGAGTTCACCCCCCGGGACATCGAGGGGTTGGTGCTGGACGGGGCCGAGGGCACCGCCGACGAGTTGCGGGCGCTGCCCGGGGCGCCGGGGCACAGCAGCACCTCGCCGGGCGTCGCCCGCACCCGCAGCGAGCGCCCGGGCCCGGGGATGGAGGCGGTGCGCGAGGCGCCGACCCCCTACGAGTACCTGAAGGGGATGGCCTCGGACTACGAGCGGTTCCGGGACTTCTACCCCGACTTCGGGCGCTTCTACCGCAGCCTGGCCGAGCCGGCCGGGGAGCAGTCCGAGGGGCTGTTCAACGAGCTGGGGGCGATGTGGGCGGCCACGGCAGCGCAGACGGCGCCCCACGACAACTTGATCAAGGCCTTGCAGGCGTCGATCGCCGCCCGCAAGTTCCGGGAGCTGACCGGGAAGCTGCCGAACCAGGACGAACTGCTGTACCTGCTGCGGACGGGCGAGGCCGCCCCGGGGATGCGCTACGACCGGGTGCGGGCCAACCCGAAGCTGCAGATCGAGGCGAAGCTCGACCCGGTGCTGGGCCCCGAGGGGGTCATCGCCAAGGTGCCCGAGGCGAAGCTGGAGGGGGGCGCCGCCAAGATCACCAGCGACGACGCCAAGAAGATCGCCGCCATCTGGGAGGAGGGCGGCATCGACATCCCCACCAACTTCAAGCTCACCGCCTTCAACATCCTGAACGCCCTGGCGGCGCGCAACGAGCACGCCCCCTGGAGCGTGATCGACACGCATATGTTCCGCCTCTTCGGCTACGGCGACGAGGCCCGCAAGATCAAGGCGGGCGACCTGGCCGGCAACCCCACCGCCTCACGCTACGTTCAGGCCACCGTCAAGCGGCTGGCGGACGAGCTGGGTTGGGAGCCCCACCAGGTGCAGTCGGCGCTGTGGTACGGGGCGAAGAACGAGATCAGCCGGGTCGACGTGAAGAACGCCACCATGAAGGGGGGCGCCGCCGAGTTCGCCGGGATGCCGGAGGGCACCGTGGTGGACGACGGCACGCTGGCCTACTCCATCCAGAAGGCGTGGGACGCCGGGGTGCTGCCCAACTTCTTGAAGAACTACGCCCCGCAGGGGCCCATCAACGAGATGAGCGGCGGGGCCCGGGTGCGCTTCACCGGGCCGATCGGGCCGGGGAACTTCGGGAAGGGGCCCTCCCAAGCGCGGGGCGTTCGCCTCTCTGGCAAAGACCCGGTTACGGGCCAGAAGTACGGGCGCTTCCGGTTGGACATGCCCGAGCAGGAAGGGGCCAACGCCTGGGCTGAGAACCGGGGCTACACCACCACCGTCGACGCCGGGCCCCAGGAACTCGACGCGCTGGGCTACGACCGGGACACCGGCAAGATCCGGGCGCTGACCGAACGGTCGATCCCTCACGCGGTGACGGAGAACGTCGACGGCAGCACCTCCGTGCAGCTCTTCGCCCGGGCCGACGCGCCGGCGCAGGAGGCGCAGGACGTGCTGGCCGGGGCGCTGGGGGGCGACATCCCCCAGATGCACCGCCCGATCCTGGAGACCCAGCAGGGGCGTTTGGGGCCCTCTACGGGGCAGGCGTTCCAGCTCGATAAGGCGGACGGGGCCCGCTGGACGCTGGCCGAGGTGCAGGCCGCCCGGCGCTCCGGGCTGCCCATCCGCATGTCCCCGGACGGGTTGTCGCTGGTGGCGCGGGCGGACGACCTGCCCTCGGGGACGACGATCGCTGACCTGCAGCGGGAGTTGGAGGCGGCCGGGGCCCCGCCCCTGGAGGCGCAGGCGGTGGACGTGCGGACGCTGCCGCCCCGCACGCAGGCGCCGGGGGCGGTGGATACGGTGGGGGCCGTCGCCGGCGAGGAGGGCGCCGGCGAAGCCGGCGATGTGCAGTCGGCGCTGCAGCGGGCGCTGGCCAGCGTGCAGCCCTACGGCGCCGCCTCGACGCAGGGCGAGCGCACGTTCGACGTCGCCGCCGGCACCGCCGGCGGGGTGGCCGGGGCCGCCACCGCCGACGAGGACGCCACCTGGCAGGAGCGCGCCAAGCGCTTCGCCGTGGGCTCGGCCGGGGCGGCGCTGGCGGGCCCCACCGCCCGGGGTGCGCTGGGACAGCTCGCCGGGCGCAGCGCCGACACGCTCGGCGCCGCCGCCGGCGCCAGGGGCCCGCGCGGGGGCGTCCCCCGCCAACTCGGGTTGGGGGAGGCCGAGGGCGCGGGCGGCTTGCCGAAGGAGGCCCGCCGGTTGCTGACGCCCGGCGCAAACGGGGCGACGAAGCTGGGCGCCGCCACGCAGCTCGCGCAGGCCACCCCGCTGGCCTCGATTCCCAGCCTGGGCTGGAACGCGGCGGGCGGCGTGTTCCGCACCGCCCAGCGGTACCTGCAGGACAGCGCGGGCAACCTCGACCGGCCGGCCGAGAGCCTGTCCGACCTGATCGGGATGGGGCAGGAGTTGCTGAGCGGGCGGGCCCTCAAGGCGGGGGTGAGGGAGTTCAACAAGGTCTCCGAGCGGGGGGCCTCGGCGCAGGGGCTGACCCCGGGGGGTATCTACGAATCGACCAACCCGGTGCTGCGGGGGCTCACCGCCGGGACGCGGGCGAACGCCGCCACCGACCAGTTCTTCCGCACGCTGAACGAGGCCGGGGCGCGGGCGCGCATGGCCCGCCGGGGGGCGACCGGGCCGGAGGCGGCCGAGGGGGTCACCCGCGCCGGCGACTTCGCCTCGTTCCTGGGGAAGAGCAGCCCGGTGGCGGACGCCCTGGTCTCGGCCGGGCAGTGGGCCAACAACCGCGACCTGCCGATGGCCAAGCGCCTGCTGGGCGCCGCCACGGCCGGCTTCGCCCCCTACGTCCGCACGCCCGAGCGCATCCTGTGGGCCACCACCAAGCTGGCCAGCGACTGGGCCACCCAGCCGGGGCAGTTCGCCTACAGGCTGGCGAAGGGGGACAAGGACGCGGCGCGGGAGGCCGGGGGGCGCTTCCTGCTCTCGGCCGGCCTGGTCGGGCTGTTCGCCAACGAGTACCTGTCCGGGGCCCTGCGGGGCGACCCCCCGGCCAACCCGACCGAGCGGCGCAAGGCCGAGGCGGACGGGGCGCAGTGGAACACCTGGCGGGGGATGCCGATCTCCCGCATCGGCCCGGTGGGGGGCGCCGCCTCGATCGTCGCCACCACCCTCGCCGCCGGCGAGCGGGCGGTGGTGCGCGGGGAGCACCCCGCCGACGTCGGTCGGGACACGGTCAACGCCATCGGGCGCTGGACGCTGTCCAACTCCTACCTCGAAGACCTCCAGAACTTCAGCGAGGACGTCGCCGCCGGCCGGCTGGCGCAGGCCGCCGAGAAGCAGGCGGTGAACGTCGGCACGCGCGCCCTCTCCCCGCTCACGAGCATCGGCAGCGCCATCGACCCGAGCGAGCGCACCCGGGAGGGCACGGGCGAGGAGCTGCTGTACAAGCTCCCCGGCGGGCGCTTCTTCCTGCCCGAGCGCCTCGACCCGACCAGCGGCGAGCCGGTGCGCCGCAAGGGCAATTTCGCCTCCCGCTACGCCGGCTTCTCGCAAGGCCGGGAGACCACCCCGGAGGGCACCGAACTCTCCCGCTTCGGGGTGAACGCCCCCGAGTACCGCGCCGGCGACACCTACCAGGGGGCACCGCTCACCAGCGCGCAGGCCCGCATCCTCCAGCGCGCCTCGGGCAGCGAGATCAACCGCGCGACGCGCGAGGTGCTGGCCTCCCCCGAGTACAAGGCGGCCGACGAGGCGGGCAAGGAGAAGCAGCTCCGCGCCGCCCTCACCCGGGCCCGGGAGCGGGCCGACGTCGTCGCCGGCGAGCAGGTCAGCCGGGGCACGAAGCAGCAGGCGCAGCGGGAGTACGACGCCGTCCCCAGGTACCGGGGCGTCTCCGGCACCCCCGACCAGATCCGCACCAAGAACGACGAGATCTCCCAGGCCAAGAGCGCCCGCAGCAAGGCGAAGAGCAAGAGCGCGCAGGCCGAGGCGGACTGGATCAAGGCGCACCCCGACGAGTACCGCCTCTCCCGGATGGAGGCCGTCGACCCGGCCCGCCTGAAGTACCAGCGCGAGCAGATCGAGAAGAAGCACGGCGTGGAGCTGGGCTGAGATGGCGAACGAGCCGGACTGGGTCAAAGACCTCCTGGGGTCGAGCGCCACCACCTACCGCCCACCCGAGCAGCGCACGAGCGGGGGCGACGATGACGTGGCGGGCTACATCCGCAGCGCCGCCGCCAAGCGGGGCATCGACCCGGAGACCGCCATCAAGGTGGCCCAGAGCGAGGGCGGGTTGGTGCCCAACCGCACCGGCTCCTTCAAGACGGGCAAATCGTTCTGGCCCTTCCAGCTCCACTACGGCGGGCCCGGCTACGAGCAGTTCGGCACCACCGCCGGGATGGGCAACTCGTTCACCGCCCAGACCGGGCTGCAGCCCGGCGACCCCAACGCCTGGCGGCAGGCCACCGACTACGCGCTCGACGCCGCCGCGAAGAACGGCTGGGGCGCCTGGTACGGGGCCCGCAACGTGGGCGTCACCGGGCGCCAGGGCATCGGCACCGCCCCCTCCGCTCCCGCCGCCGCGGCTCCCGCTGCGACCGATGGGGCCCCGGATTGGGTGCGCGATCTGATGGGAAGTTCGGTTGCGGGGAGAAACGGTCAGCCCCTTATCTCCACCAACAACAGCAATACGGAAGCCCCCGACTGGGTGCGCGACCTCCAGGCCTCCTCCCCCTCGTTAAGCGGTGCGAGCAGGAGTACGCCGAGTTACGCCGGTGCGGCGCAGACCGACGAGATCTGGCCGGTGGCGGGGCAGCGCTGGGGGCAGGTCAACAACCCCTTCGGCGGCACCCAGGCGCGCAGCGCCGGCGCCACCGTGGCCCTACCCAGCCAGAACGTGGGCGCCGACCTCACCGCCCGCTACGGGGCCCAGGTGGTGGCGCCGGTCTCCGGCACGGTCGTGGAGGCGTTCGACGCCCCCAACGAGACCGACCGCAACGCCAACCACGGCTGGGGCGGGATGACCCTGCTGCGGGGCGACAACGGCTACTTCTACCGCATGAGCCACGCCAAGCCCGGCAGCGTCGCCGCGCAGCCGGGGCAGCGGGTGGCGCAGGGGCAGCCGCTGCAGCAGGTGGGGGTGAGCGGCAACACCACCGGGGCCCACCTGGACTACGAGAAGTTCGACCGCCCCGGCCACTTCGTCGACCCCGTCCAGGGTCGGGGCGGTACAGTGGCTTCGCCTAACGAGGGGCGGGGGTCTGCGGTGACCGATCGGTCACCAACGATGCCCGACTGGGTGCGCGATCTGATGGGAGCCAGGTAGATGCCGGACAACAACCCGTACCCGAACAGTCCGGCGAATTGGTTCCTGGATTGGTGGGCCCAGCAGCAGGCGAAGCGGTTGGGGACGCCGGTGCCCGGCACAGTTCCGGCGCCGATCCAGGCGCCCGGGGCCCCGGGGGGCTTCGTGGCGCCGGGGAACCCGGCGGCGCCGGGTGGCCCGAGCACGGATTTTGGCCCGGCCCCGAGCACCTCGACGGCTGCGGTCGACACCTACGACACCACGTACCCGTACCCGGAGAGCACCACCGACGACCTGGAGCGGTACGAGAACAACCGCAAGAAGATCGAGAACGACGTCCACGAGGTCGGGAAGATCCTGAGCGACCCGACCAAGCCGGCCGACCACCCCGACAAGATCGAGGCCCAGAAGCGCCTCGACACCTACAACATCCAGTACCAGGCGGCGATCGACCGCATCGCCCAGGAGAAGAACCGGCGGGCGGACAACGCCCGGGCGGACGCCGACAAGCAGCGCCAGATCGACAAAGAGAGCAAGGCCGAGGCCGAGAAGCGCGACGCCACGCCCAAGAACGGCGACACGCGCAACATCCTGCGGGAGTGGACGGATCCGCAGGGGCGCAAGATCACCGGCATGGTCACCGAGACCTACAACAACGGGGTCTGGGGCTACGTCAAGGGCAGCGCCACCGCCGACACCGGCATCCCCGCCGGGCCCGGCGAGCGGCCCTCGGTCATCACGGACGGGCAGGGCACCTACTGGACGGTCGACCCGACCACCGGGCAGGCCAGGTCGATCACCGGCCCGAAGGCGGCGGCGAAGACCATCACCGACCCGGACGGCAACATCTGGCTGCAGAACCCGGACGGCACCAAGGGCTCCAAGCTCTTCGACGCGGCGCCGAAGACGGTCACCGACAACGGGCGGATCATCGCCTACGACCCCCGCAGCGGGGCCAAAATCTTCGAGACCGACACCAAGACGCCGGAGGGCCGGGCCCTGGCCGACCGGCTGGAGCGGGCCAACGTCGCCGCCGCCGAAAGGCAGGCCGACCCCCAGTTCGCCAGCGCGATCGCCCAGTACCGGGCCGAGGCCCAGCGCCGGCAGGGCCTCGCCCGCACCGAGTTGGCCCGCCTGCAAGACCTCCAGAAGTCGGGGCAGCTCAGCCCGGAGATGGCCGAGGCGCAGTTCGACACCTGGATGCAGACCAACGTCGAGGGGCCCCTGGCCGGCTTCAAGGCGGCCGCCGAGCAGGAGCAGCGCAAGCTGGAGCAGGAGAACCTCACCCGGCAGAACGCCGAGGAGGGGCGCGTCGAGACCGCCAACCGGGAGCGGGGGCGCCTCGCCTACGAGGCCGACACCGCCGGCCGTGCCATCTCCCGGGAGATCGCGCAGCGCACGCGGGCCCCGGAGTTCATCCGGGACACCGGCAAGCTGGCGGCCTCGCTGGCCAGCGGGCGGACGGACTTCGCCTTCTCGCCCGAGAGCCTCGACCCGGCCAACTTCAAGAAGGCCCTGCCCAACATGGACGAGCTGGCGGACAAGGCGGTGCAGCGCCTGTTCTCGTTCGTCCCCGAGGCCCGGGCTCGCAACGTCAACGTGCCCCTGCCGGAGATGCCCTCGGGCGATAACCTACGGGGCATGATGGATCAGGTGCGGTACACCCCTTCCGCCGGCGCCGCGGGCGGCGTCGGGGCCGGCAGCCAAGTGGCCGAGGGGCAGGGCGCGGTCGATCTGAAAGACCAGGGGCGGCCGGGCTGGGCCCGCACGGTCTACCAGAACGGGAAGTACGAGGACTGGGAGATCCCCACCACCTCCTCCGGCCAGATCGCGCAGCTCGCCGCCGGGGCCCCGCCGCCGGCGATGGCGAGCGGCGGGCTGCCCGGCCAGCAGGAGGGCGAGACCGAGGAGCAGCGTCAGGCGCGCTGGCGGGCGATCATGTCCCGCTAAAGCCAGGACAGCAGGATGCGCCAGCCGATGATCGCCAGCCCGGAGGCGACGTAGCCCGCCATCCCCACCCCGAGCACCAGCACCAGCAGCAGGAAGGCCCACTCGATCGGGTGGATCTTCACACCCCCCACCCCTCGTAAAGCGAGACCACCGGGGACGACAACCCCGGGTCGAAGGCCAGTGCGCCCCGGTCGCGCAGGAAGCGCAGCCGGCGCACGCCCCGCTCCAGCAGGTGGCGCACCGCCAGCTCCGTCTTGCCCAGCTCGCGCGCGATCGAACGCAGCGAGCGGGGCTGCCCGTTGGCGACGCCCAGCGCCCGGTAGAGCACCACGCGCTCCTCCCGGGGTAGGCGCCGCAGGTGGTTGATGAGCAGGGCCGTCAGCTCTTCGGGGGTCAACGGTTCGTCAGCACTCATACATCTATGATAGCAGATGGTAGCTACTGATGTGGAAAGCCAATGACCGATACGGTGGTTGCGCTGACCAATCGGTCAGGATTACCCTGTGTCTCGGAAGGCGTAGTGTGTAGGTGACCGAGGGCCCCGCAGTCCCAGCCGAGCCGAGTGCGGCCGCCGCTGAGAACTCGACGCCCCCGGGCCCGGCACCGGGCCGGATGACGGCGCCACCGCCGTCGATCCGGCAACGGCCCGGAGAAGCCCCGCCTGCGCCCTCCCGAAACGCCCCTCCCCAAGATCGGGACGGGCAGGCCGGTAGCGGTGCCGAGGCACCCGCCACGCCCTCGCGGGCCGGGTCGGACTTCATCTCCCGCCTCTTCGGGAGACGCGAGGTTCGCAGCCCGGACGCGGGGGAGGGCGGGGGGCCCCGGGACGAGCCCGCATCGCGCCCTGACGACCGACCAACGGGGACTGCACCCCAGCCACCCGGGCAGGCGCCCCCGATCTCGGGGCGCGCCGCCGACGTGGCGCGCCAGCTCGCCTCCCTGCCGGGGGACGAGCTGGCGGCGCTGGCCCAGGCGGACAACCCGTTCGCGCGGGCCGTCCAGAGCGAGATCGACCGCCGCACGGCGCGCGCCAACAAGGAGCGCGACGAGCAAGGCCGGTACGTTCGCCAGCGCAAGGTGGAGGAGCTGCGCGGGGAGGCCCGGCAGGCCCGCCAGACGGACGTCTACAAGGCGGCCGAGTTGGAGGAGCAGGCCGACGCGATCCAGCAGCAGGAGCAGTTCGTGCGGGGGCTCGTGGAGCACTACGACCGGGTGAGCATCGACCCGATCGTGCAAGCCCTGCCGGAGAGCGACCGGGCCTCCATCCTGGCTGCCGTGCCGGACGGTCTGGACGGGCGCGCCGAGGTGGTGCGCGCCGCCCTGAAGCGTCTGGAGCAGATCTGGCGGGCCGACGAGGCGCGCAAGATCAAGGGCGCCGGCGGTGGCCGGCGCCGGGACAACGCCGAGCGCCGGGTGGCCCAGGCGATCGACGACGGGGAACCCGAACTCGTCACCGGTATCGGGCGGGGACGGAACGGGACGCCCACGATGAACGACTGGCTGCGCCGGGAGTTCAACCGCCGCTAGCGCGCGGTAGTAAAACACCCCCCCACGGTCAAGAAAGGCCGCCCGATATGTCCTACTCAGCCGCGATCGACAGAACCGAGGCCGGGCCACTCATCCCGGAAGACGTGGCGCACGAGATCATCAGCGCCACCACCGAGAAGAGCTTCGCCCTCTCCTCCTTCGACCGGGTGCCCATGTCCCGTAAGCAGCGCAGACTTCCGATTCTCGATCGGAAACCGCTGGCCTACTTTGTTAACGGAGACACCGGGCTCAAGCAAACTTCGGACATGAAGTGGGACAATATCTTTCTTAATGCCGAAGAGTTGGCTGTTCTTGTGCCAATTCCTGATCTTGTTTATGATGACACTGACTACGATATGTGGTCACTCATCAAGCCGCAGGTGACCGAAGCTATGGGCAAAGTCATTGACGATGCCATACTTTTCGGTACGGGTAAGCCCACTTTGTGGCCTGACGGAATTTTGGTCGCCGCCACCGCCGCCGGCAACGTGGCGACGGGCGCCGTCGCCTCGGCCACGCACGATATCTTCGACGACCTGAACGCGGCCCTGATGCTCCTGGAGAGCGACGGGTACGAGCCCGACGCCTGGCTGCTGCGCCAGACCATGCGGGGCGTCATCCGCAACACCCGCGACGGGAACCGGGGCTTCCTCTACCCGGCCAGCGGGCCCTCGAACGCCGGCGCCCAGGCCGGGCGCTGGGCGGGCGAGGTGTGGAACATCCCCGCCAAGGTGAGCAAGATGGGGCTGACCGGCTTCTCCTCCGGCGCCGCCAACGCCCTCGCCTTCGCTTTTGATACGTCCATGTTCAAGATCGCCGTGCGGGACGATATCAACATGCGCGTCTTCGACCAGGGGGTCATTTCGGACGCCTCCGGCGTCGTCCTGCTCAACTTGATGCAGGCCGACAGCAAGGTGCTCAGAGTGACGTTCCGTCTGGCCTGGTGCGCGGCCAACCCGGTCACCCTGCAGGCGCCGACCCGCACGGCCAGCTACCCGGCCAGCGTCGTGACGCAGGGCACCTTCGTCGGGGCGCTCGGCGCGTCGGAGACCGAGACCCTGGCCCTGTC